CTGCCAATTCTGGCAAAGCAGGAGCACTTCACACTCATCGGGCATGGACATCCCAGGGTGATGGGCGGGTTGGATCCGTATTACCGGTCCGTGGGCATCGAACCGGTCTGGGACTTCGATGAAGTGCTGCAGCGTGCGGACCTGTATGTGAATGACTGTTCATCGACGATCTATGAGTTCTGCATCACCGGCAAGCCCGTGATCATCCTGAATGCACCACAGTTCCGGCGCGGGGTGCATATGGGGATCCGATTCTGGGAATACACAGATGTGGGTCCGATGGTGGAGGAGCCGGGGGAATTGTTGCCAGCAATCGGCGATCAGCTTTCTGACCCGGGAAAGAGGAAAGAGGAAAGAGAGAAAGCTGTGAGAGATCTGTATCCCTACCTGGGTGAGTCTGCGAAACGGGCCGCAAGTGTGATCGAAGAGTTTGCAGCCGCGAAGGGTCCTGCGATCCACAAGATCGAGCGCGTGCAGGATGAGACCATTGGCATCCTGTATATGTGTTTTGGCGCGAAGGCTGCAGCGGAAGTGCGCAAGAGCATGGTGTCACTACGAAACCTGGGTGTGAGCATCCCCGTCTGTGTGGTGGGCGATACGCCTGTGAGGGGAGCCCAGTTCATCGAGTGGACCGGAGAAAGCCCGTTCGATGCGAGCCAGCGGGAGAACTTCCAGTTCCGAGCGGGTCGCATCAAGCCGTTCCTGGTGGGTCTAACTCCCTTCCAGCGAACGCTTTACATCGATGCAGACACAGAATTTATGTCTGACATCGTGAAAGGCTTCGAGTACCTGGCTGAATACGATCTTGCCCTTGCTGAAGAACTGCTCACGGTCGGCAAGCTCTACAACAAGCCGCGGGCGGGCTGGGAGATCAACATCATGGAGCGGGATGAGACGATCCAGGAGACGGGCGGAGATCCCGAGCGCAAGTTCCTGAATTCGGGCGTGATCTTCTTCCGGAAGAATGACCAGGTGGCTGCGCTGTTCGAAGCCTGGCACTGCCAATGGCTGAGATTTCAGCAGTGGGATGAGCAGCTGGCACTCATGCGGGCACTTTATCAGCATCCTGTGAAGTACAAGGCATTATCTGTGGATTGGAATCATCCACATCGCCATTTGGCAAAAATCATTTTTCACAATTATGGTCGTGCCGTTGCAAGAATGAATGTCCCTCTTCATGTGAGCGAGAAAAAGGAGATGATAGCGTGAACAACAATTTCTTACCCAGAATCAGTGATATGGATGCGGTTGAAATTGCACGAGTTGTACGACCGTTGACGGATATCAATGAGCGCGAATGCGTGGCAGAACTGGCTGCAGCCGTTTTACCTGGTGAATTGATCGTGGAGATCGGTTCGCTTTATGGCGGGATGACGGCGGTCCTGGGACTGGCGAACCCGGGGGCGAAAATAGTTTCAATCGATGATTTCTCGTGGCACCCCGCGGATGATGTGCCCACCAGCAAGAAATTATTACTGGCGAATATGAAGAAGGTGGGTGTTAAGAACGTGAAGGTGAAGGAGGGTGACAGCCGTGAGATCGGGAAGACGTGGGAAACCCCAATCGGTCTCCTGTGGATCGATGGCGGTCATAGTTACGAGTACGTGCATGCGGACCTGGTGAATTTCGGACCGCATGCGCAGGTGATCGCCGTGCATGATTATAAGAATCCTGCATGGACCACGATAGAACAAGCCATAACTGACTTTATTGCTGTTCATCCTGAGTGGGGTGTATCGAATGTTGTTGGGATGGTGGCTGTACTGCGGAGGAAAGTGTCGCAATGAGTGTGCGGCTCCTGCTGAAGTATGTAAAAAATATGCACATGGGACAAACAGCCTGGGTCGTTGGCAAAGGTCCCAGTCTGCGACATTTGCGTGCAGAGCATTTTGGCGATGGACCAGTGATCACAATGAATGAAGCCATCATGAGCGTGCAGGCGCTGGGGCTTCCGAACCCGCTCTATGCCATGCAAAAGGATGGATGTGCGCACCAGCCATGTGTGTGCAAGGGTAGAGGCGCTGAACCGCCACTGGTGGTACTAGAAGAAAGCACCACACTCTTCTTGCAGAGACCCGGTTATTCGGAGCTGTGCTTCGCGATGCATAAGAATGCGCTCTGTGTGCTGCCTGAGATCGATCTGAAGCTGCCAGCCCATGCGATGAGCATCCGTATGTGCGCAGCGATCGCCCGGCTGATGGGATGTTCTGAGATCATCTTCATGTGCTGTGATTCACTGGCAAACGGCGATATCCGCAGAGTGGATTCATGGACAGGTCAGATCGTGCAGGATGCTGCCTGTGAGAATTATCTGCCCAATAACCCGCGATTGATCAACGACTTGGGCGGGTTTCCGTATCGGTTCATTACCCCAGAGAGAGAGACTGCATGAGTAAATTGCTTTCTGCACTTGTTGCACAATTGGAAGTGGATGTGCCTGCTGAAGACAGCATTCCCACCGAAACACAGTATGAGAATGCTGTGATCGATGCGGTCCGTGATTTCTCGGAGCAGTGCGGTGTGGAGCAGATCGGGACGCTGAACATCGTTTCGGGCACTGCCACCTATAACCTGCCGGCGGATTTCCTGCGGTTGATCAAGCTCTTCACCCTGGGCGGGGAAGGCGTGCTGTTCTCCTCGAACAGCCAGATCATCCCGCTGAGCGGGAACTGGACTGAGAGGCATACGATCCGCAATGGGCAGATCACGTTCTATCCCATCCCGGGATATTCGTTTGCACGCGATTTCTCCTACAAGGCTGCCTGGATCGGGACGGACATCGAAGCAGAGGGTTCAGAAGCCGCTGATGTGGAATATGAAATGATGGGCGAGCGGGAAGCCCGGATCGTGCTGATGAAGGCGAAGTCCCTGGCGCTGACGAAGAAGGTCAATGCGCAGGAGAGCGCCGGGATGAAATACAGCTTTGGTGCGGTGAGTGAAGATCTCTCCGGAGGCAGTGAGTCATCCAGGAAGGATTCAAAGACCTTCGAGGATGACTATGAAGCGGCATGCAAAGACTACAACGGTCAGTATGCCACCTATGGTGATTAGATGAACGTGACGTTTTATCAGGCACGCATGCGGAAGATCCGGGCACGGAATGAAGTGTCCCTGGCGATCCGGCGCGGGAGCAGCACACTCACTGCTCAGTTGATGCGCATCGAGTATGCCGGTTCACGTGGTTTCCGGGTGCAGTCTGATGCGGCGCGAGCTGCGACACAGGCGGTGTTCATCCTGGGTGAGCCTGATATGGATATCCAGCCGGATGACCGGCTGACGTATCAGCAGAAGTTGATCAAGGTCGTATTTATCCAGGTGGAACGCCAATTCGCCACGATCGCTGAGGGAGTGGTGGAAGAATGAACAAAGGCTTCCAGTGGGTTGTCTCGCCACAGGTGATCGCGGATGGGCTGGATGCGTATGGGCGCAAAGCCCTGATCGCGATTCAGGCCGTGGCGAATTACTGGGGGCAGTCCATCCAGGATGAAGCCAGGGAGAATGCGGTCTGGGAAGATCGAACAGGCAATGCGCGTGGTGGTCTCTTTTTCGCTGTGGATGGTTTCGGGCTGAGCCCGATCACAGGCACGGTGACACCCGAAGCAACGAGCGAGATGAGCGATGTGGCTGTGGAAAGCGGTTCGAACGATACGTTGATCATCACACTGGGGCACACGGTGTTTTATGGCAAGTATTTGGAATTAATGAATGGCGGTCGCTACGCCATTATTATGAGCACGCTCGAAAAGAACCTTGGCAGTTTGGAACGTCAAGTCCAGGATGTATTCAGAGGATGACATGCCGTCTTTAAAGCAAAGAATTCAAGCCTTTTTCAATCCATCCTCAGCTGAGGAGACCACAGCAGCGCCTGCTGGTCAGCAGTCTGTTGTGGCTGAGTATGAGAAGCTTAAAGCGGACCGTGACCGCCTGGCGATCATCAAGACCTGCAGGCAGATGTACCAGCAGGACCCGCGCGTGAAGAAGGCGTTGAAGATGTATGCCACGGATCTGGTGAAGGCTGGCTTCATGATCAAAACGAAGGATGAGCAGGCAAAGCAGATTGCCACGGAGCTGCAGACCCGGATCGGGCTGAACAAAAAGCTGCAGGATCTGGTGCGTCTCTCCGGGCGTGACGGGGATTCCTTTTATGAGATCGTGGTGGATGACCAGTTGAACATCACGGAAGCCTCACGCAAACCCACCCTGCGCATGCGGCGCAATAGCAATTCGGCAGACAAGTTCGAAGATCCGGCGCGTGCCTTTTATATGGTGCCCGATAACTTCATAGGCTATGACATCCCAAAGGATGCTGTGTCCTTCTCTGAGTGGCAGATCATCCATGCGCGCTGGGAGCATGACGATGAAAGCCGTTATGGAACCCCGATGTGGGCATCTGCCACCGGTGCATTCAAACGCGTGACCGAAGGTGAGACAGATATGGCCGTGCGGCGCAAGGTGCGAGCGGGCATGCGGCTCCATCATGTCGTTGAGGGTAGTGAAGCCGATGTGAAAGCCTATAAGGAAATGAACCAGGCAGCCTTGGATAATCCGACTGCAGCGCATTTGGATATCTTTTCGAATAAGCCCGGCTCGATCACTGCGGTGCAGGGCGATGCGCACCTGAACGAGATCAATGATCTTTTGCACCAGGTGGCAACCATGTTCGCAGCGTCCGATGTCCCGATGGAGCTTGTAGCATATGGCGAGGACTCAACAGGGACATCCTGAGCGAGAAAAAAGACGAATACGATGAATCACTCGACGATGGGCGGGAATGGGTCACTGAAGAGTTTCTGAAGCCGCTGATCGAGCGCCAGTGGCTGTTGAAGGGAATTCTGCCGGCGAGCGTGGAATACAAGCTCATCTGGCGCAAGGCGAAGAGCCTCACCCCCGCAGATCTGCGTGACCTGGCTGATGCCGGTTCGCGCTTCAAGGTGCTGGGTGTGAAGGATGAGATCGTGCAGTTGCTGATGGCAAGCTTCCTGCGGGATGTGGATATCGACATTTTGAATTCGGACGGGTTCAGTGCGGAGCAGTTTGCGAAGAGCCTGCAAGGGATTTCGATATGATCAAAATCGATGTTTTGAGAGAACTCAACAACATTTTGGATAAGAGCACGGTTGCATTCTTCTCAGTCACACTCACCCAAACGAAGGATGGAAGTCTTCTCCCCACCATTACCTCGTTTGAGCTTGATAAAGCGAACTATGAAACAAGGTTGATGCTCGCGGATGCAATTATTAAAATCGCACAAAAAATGAGAGAACGAGAATGACCGTCTACCTGAAGCCCATCGAATTGGATGAAAAGAAATCCAAGACTGCCAAGTTAATTGAGCAGCTGGAGAAGGTTCCTCTGGGACGGATGTATCAGGCATCATTCAAAGCGGCCGTTCGGCTGCACCTGTATTTCACCGGCAGAACGCATGAGCTATTTTTGGATTTCACGGAGAAAGCGCAGGCGCTCATCCTGAAGAAAGCGGGCAAGGACCAGGTGCTGGATGGGACATCGGGTTACATCGTGCAGACTGATCTGATGGGGCTATGGGGCGATACGTTCAAGGATTGGAGTGATGAGTTCGAGAAGGTGAGAGTGGAGGCAGCTTCGATCCCGTTTGGGGTGATGGCGGTCTTCCATGAGAGGCTGGTGAAAGAAGCGGTCAGTGGTCAGCGGTCAGCTTTGAGCGAAGCGGTGGAAGATGGTGTGTTCAGCCCTCAGCTGAATATCCTTTTGAACGCAGCGGGGGAGCACCTGTATGGTGATACGCTGAATCTCTCGCAGCGGATCTGGCGCATTGACCGGGAAGCGCGGGATGGGATCAATGCGGTGCTGATGAATGGGATCTCG